GAAGTAGTCAAAGAAACTATCAAGCAAGGTACTCATGGCGCCGTCTTTGGGACTCTTGAGCACTTAATTCATATTGCTGCGTATTGGGCAGAGAGTCATAGCAACACTTTCGACATTGAACGCGAAAAGTATGAAGCAGAATGGGAGGCTACTAAAAATGGATAAACCTTCTACTTCATCAGATAAAACTAAAGTACAGCCAGAGCCAACTGTTAATCAGCCAACACTGCCTCCATCAGCTGCATATGTTGAATCAGTACGCATTACTCCAGAACGTCTTTGGAATACGGTACTGAAAAATGACCATCAGCAAGGAGGGCCTAGTGAGCATTGATGCAACACGCTGGGCTTGGACTGCTCCAGTAAATAACTCTTCGCAACGTCTCGTTCTGCTTTCATTAGCAGATCGAGCCGGTGAAGAACATACGGCTTGGCCAAGCATAGAGCGCCTGGCCAAAGACACAGTGCTGGATAAAAAAACAGTTCAAAAAGTTATTTTAGAGTTAATCAACTTGGGCCTAGTTGAAGATACAGGTGAACGCACGGGACCTACCAGACGTGTTCGCGTTCTCAAGCTCAACGGCGTAAAGGGTCGCGAGGAATACACTCAAATTCAGAATGATTCTAATACACCTAAAAACGGGAACATTAAACAATCCCAAAAACGGAATGATTCCAAAAATGGGAATAATCCCGAAAATGGTGCTTTGAATGACCCCAAAAACGGGATGTTGAACGATCCCAAAAACGGGGTGCAGAATCTATCAAGGAATCTACCAATGAATCTCTCTCAAGAGCATGACTGGATTCCTGATGTGGATCAGTTGATAACAAAGATAAAGATGGCAGGTCATGGCAACAATATAGACCTAATCTTTGGCCTACCTAGTTTCGAATTTGAGCTGAGTGCTTTCAACTCTTATTTTGATAATAGCGGACTATCTGACAGTAAAAAACTTCATAAGTTCACGGCCTGGATCGTAGACAAGTTTGATCGCTACAAAAAGCAGAATCCTGAATATGGAAATATAACACCGTACTCGGCCTTAAACTCGACAAACTTCCAAGCTGACATGGGGGATTGGTAATGATCGAAATTCATAACAACGCCATCGAACAATGTGTACTTGCTGCACTGATGACCGTTCAAAACTCACTTGAAACTGTGATGAATGATCTGGATGAAAATTGCTTCTTCGCAAACCGTCATCAAGAGATCTACAAGGCTATTACCGACCTTGCCAGTGAGAACAAACCTTACGATGTGGTTTTCGTTGAACAGAAACTGAATGAGAAAAATTCACTGGTTGGCATAACGCCTGCTGAATACCTGATGACACTGATGGCAGATGCACCATCGAGTTTCTACAACCTGGAATCTTATGTTGCTGAACTCAACAAGCTTAAAGCTCACCGCGAAGTTGAAAGCATGGGCCGCAGCATTCAGGAAGTGGCAAGAGATTTAACTGTACCTGATGTGCATAACGCTGCTGAAAATATCCTGAACAAGGCGACCACCAACGAAAAATTGGAGAAGTCTAGTTTCACGTTTGAGGAAGCATTAAAACGCGCTGGTGATCAACTGATTCAGAAGGCAGAGGCAAAAGCCAATAAGCAGTACACAGGGGTTAAGTTCAACCTGCCTCATCTGGACAACGTAGTGGGCACTATTCAAAGCGGACACTTTTGTGTGATCGGTGGTAGACCTGGATCAGGAAAGTCCACTCTGGCGCAAATGGTGGCGATTCAGACTGCTATGCAGTTCAAGGAAGCGGTACTGGTTGTATCTGCTGAAATGGATGTAGAGACATTCACAAATCGCTGTATCTCAGCACTCACTCAGATTCCATATGACAACATCCACAATGCCGACCTGTATGATGGGATGATTCAGGAATTTGCAGGTGCTCAGGATCGCTTTAGCAAGCTACCGATTCACATCGAAGACAAGCAAAAGCCGACCATTGCAGAGATTCACTCTTATGCACGTAAGGCGAAGCGCAACTACAAAAAATTGGGCTGCATCATCATCGATTACCTGCAACTGGTACGTGATCCGACCAAGAAAGACCGCTATCAGGAAGTGAGCTCAATCAGCCGTGATTTAAAGGCTATGGCAAAGGAATTTGATTGTCCTGTAATCGCACTGGCACAGCTCAACCGTGAATCTGAGAAGGGTAAACGTCCAAAGGCATCTGACCTGAAAGAGTCTGGCCAGATCGAGCAGGACGCGGATCAAATTTTATTGGCCCATCCAATTCTGAACAGTGATGATGAAATGCCGAGTGGTATTACAGAAATCATTATTGCTAAAAACCGCCATGGCAAGAAAGGCGTAGTTCGCGTGATGGATCGTTTAGATATCTGTCGCTTTGCGTCGGCGCGAGTGGAAGAGTGAGAACAATACATGTGCCATAAATTAATTTACTTAAATCATAATACGCTTAATCAAATTCAGGGGAATACAATATGATGTTCATTAATGGCCAAGGTATCGACTCTACTGTATTTAAAAAGTCACCAGCAGAGAGATTTATCAACCTTAGAACTCAAAAGAAAGTTAAGGAATTTATTGTCAAACTCCGTGGCTATAAACGCCCAGACTTCAATCGAATAATTCTTGATCTTGGCCGTCTCGGTTGGACCCATGAGAAAATAGCCTTTGTATTACCTGTCTCTGGTGCTTCTACAGTATCTGAGTGGGCGCGTGGGGGTATTCCAAATTATGAAAATGGCGAGGCATTAATTCAACTATGGCAATCTGAAACTGGCGTTGAACGCGTTCCTCGTGAAGGTGAATGGGGAACTTATCAATATAAAATTGGACAATTAGAGTTGCTCTAATTGAAGAAGTGTAAGTCCTAAAGAGAGAACTTTTTTGACGTGTATAAATAGGGGAAAAAGCAAACCCACTTAAAATTAAGTGGGTGGAGAATTAAGATTCATTTCTTCAATAAAGAAATATGTTTAGATCCAAAGAGGTCTAAGTCTTTGATCTTTTTTCTAAGAACTTCATCAGAAAGAAATGTGATTTGAGACTGATTAGTTGAAGGTAACAATTTCTCTCTTGAAAGCATGGCTCTGTTAACTCTCTTAGTGCTCATTTAGTGCTTTTCCAAAAAATTACGGATATCTTCTACATCAATCCGTTTTTTGCAGTATGCACTAATCTTAGTTTCCCTGTCATTAGCTTCTTTTGTGGCAATTGATGAATGGTCAGTAAGTACTTGTAATTTAAATCGCTTACCATCTACCGTTTTTTCCCAGATACGCATTTGTTTGGTTTCATCGAATGAATATTGCCAATCAAGTATATTTCCGTCTATATCCGCTAAAGCATTTATAATTTCTAATGCTGATCTAGCACGATTACTAGGTTGTAGCTGCAAACACTTATTAATAATTGCAACTATTTTTTTAGGAATATGTGGGGGATGAGCATTTCTTATAGGAAACTTGCCTGAAGTAATAGCCCTAACCAATGCATTTTGATCTGGCCAATAAGAGAAGAACTGTTCATCAAAATTCTTAATTCCTGTGCATAACATATATAAAACCAAACCTGCTTGATAAATATCATATGTTCGATCTACGACTTGATCTTCCGTAAAATACTCAGGCGGCAGAATTTTGGGATACGCTTTTTCTGCCTCAGTAAGACCATCGAGATTAAGATGCTGGGATAAACCAAAATCAGACAGTAAAGCCTCATTCCTATCAGAAAGTAAAATATTATCTGGTTTAATATCCATATGAATTAAATTCTTTGAATGAATATTATGTAATCCACTTAGAAATTCAGTAGCATATTTAATTATTTCCCGAACAGTTAAATTCCTAGTATGAACTAACTTTTTTAATGAACCATTCTTATAGAAAGGCATAGCTATGTATATATTCGCATCATCTTCACAAGCATAAGAAACTTGAACGACATTCGGATGAGAACTTTTATAGAGTTTTCTCGCCTCATCGAAATATAAACTATTATCCTCAAAAGAAGATTTTAAAATCTCCTTAATTACTATCTCACCATCCAAATTACTATCTTTAGCAAAATAAACTTTAGAGTTTCTACCCTCTTGTCCTATTTCAGAAATATATTCAAAAGAAACTTGAGCTTTTTGACACGGATAAATCATTGCAGTGCTCCATATCCGACTAAAGCTGCCTCTTTGATTTCATTATTGGTACATAGTGACCATCTATTAATTCGTGGAAAATGCGAGCCTGGTTTCACAAGGGTCTTATATTCCTCTTTACTAATATTTAATTTCCTAGAAATAGACATTAGCTGGCCAGTAAAATAGCTTTGTACTGAACTACTTGAAAAAGCTTCCTGTATAACTCCTTCAATATGTAAGCGATTAATATTTACATTATCAGAATTAGATTCAGCAATTCTTATACCCGCAACCTCTATACCATATTCTCGAATAATATCTAGAACAGTATTTCTTACATATTTTAATTTTGCAGGAAAATCTAATGAGACCGGTATTTTAATTGCCTCGACATTCAATATATCTGCCTCGTTTTCAATGTAATCAATTACTACAAATGTTACTTTTTTGGGTTCAACCCTTATCCCTAATGCTCTCATAAAAATACTTACCCCCAATTAACTCTAAATAGCCGCACTAGGATAACGCTTCTTAAACTAGAATTTAACTTATTTACTTACTTTAAATTTCATGGGCTGAAAGTCATCAATATGAACTTTCTTGGCCTTCAGTAGATCTTCTCTTTTACCATCTACGACTAAGACGGCGCGCTTAACCTGAACTGTCCAGGTGCGATCCGCTCCGCACATTGTTTCAGATTCAAGAAAAACATTTCCAAATGCTTTACCTTGAAGGTTTTGTATATCGCCGTAGGTTATTACATTCTCAGAAGTCCCCTGCACGCTGCCGGATCTGTCCTTTGCTACCAGGTCTAAATACAGTTTGTCATAGGTCCCAAGAAAATCATGGATCGTCACATCCACCACGGCGGAACAGATCCCTGAGTTCACATAGCTGGTCTTAGAATGCTGAAGTGTAATTGGGGTGGCCAAAGAGACTGAGCTCATGAGAGCCATTAAAGAGAATGCTATTATATTCTTCATGATGCGAAATTCCTTTTTCTACTAAAATTATGAATGTGGTGTTATCAAAGGCTGTATTTCAAGTGAGTCAAGCAAGCCACTTTCTCTTTCCCAGGTATCGACAGCTTTGATCCCGTAACGACTACTGGAACGTCCATGCGCTTTAATCACTGGTTCAGGAAAGTTCTTTTTATTTCGCCAGCTGATCAAAGTACCTTTAGTAATTCCATAGCGCTTTAATAACTCAGGTGTTGAGATATATAAGGTCATCAATTATTCCTCAAAGTGTAGTCATACTAATCAAGCTATTCAGCAATAACTGCAACTTTGAATTGTATTTCACATTCATTCTTCACATGTTCTTAGTGGGAATGTATAGCTGTAAAGTTCCATAAAATCACTATTAATCACTTTAAAGGAAAAATGAGTGCCATTTACCCTATAAACTTGAGAAGTGCCAATAGCTGAGGAACAAGCGTAATTTCTAATTAATTGACTAAACTTTTCCAAATCTATTTTTTCCGATAAATCCTTTTTAGTTTCAATATCTCTTAGCGCATAAGTCTGAGAAATTAAAGGTCTGCTTAACACCATGGTTAATAGCTCTGTATCAGCATCAATTTTTCTAGGTAACGTCGAAACTACTTCATTGGTGATTTGACGAGTAAGATCGTTAAAGCTATCAATATCAATAATTTCATATTTCTCATTGATTATCTTGGCATTGATTAACGAGCGATCAAATCCATTCTCTGCCAAAGCTACTGTTGAATACCCTAAAAGTAATATGGGTAAAACTCTACCAATCATATTCCCCCCTTAATTGTCTCATCACATCATTTGATGTTGGATTTTGGCTATTTATAAATATCAATACAACATAGTAATCTAAAAATTAAAAAAGGAGCCGAAGCTCCTAATTTTATTATTCTGATAAATCCCACCAGTAACTATTACCTAAGTTCTCCAGACGCTGCTGTGTTCTTGGTAAATAATCAGGATCAATCATATTCTGCATTTTGGAATACAGCATTCGATCTACGACCAGCTTACTGTACCAAAGATTCTGCAATGGAATATTACTCTTCAGGGTATTGGCCACCTCCATCATCCGGGTGGATTCTTTCCCCTCAATGATGTTGTTGCCCATACCTGTTAGCAGCATACCCAACTTCATGCTTTGGCCTAATAATGGGCCACTGATAAAGTCTGATGTACTTCGACCGGTTGGATCTGAAAGTGCAGACATGATATCCCCCAGGAAGGAAAGCCCTCCACCTTTAAGAAGTGACTTACCAAAGAAGTCGATCGTGAATACAGGTTCTGGATTCTTACCATTGGCCAAGTTCTGGGTCTGAACGATCAATGCACCTGCTAAAGTTTGATAAGCCAGTAGCGAAGCCAGGAACGTCACTCTGCTCTTAATATCTCCCTGGGCAAAGGCACGATGACCAATACGGAACATATAAGCCAATGGGAAGCCTTTAAACTGGAATAAGGTACGACCCAATTCCCCTTGGATAGTTCCGGCTTCACCTAAGTTAATGATGCTGCGCTCACGTACACCGGCCTCAATGATAGCTACGGACTCCTCATTGAAGATATGAGTCTGATACTTCATTGCAGCCTTATAGCGGAAGTCAGCAATGGCGTTCGCACTATCCTGCTTGTCCAATGGCAAAAACTGCTTAATCACATCATCTGGTGCATTAAAAAAATCATTCTGCGAAAGTACCGCCGTCCCATCTTCACGTTTACTTGGCTCCAACTGCTGCCATAACTGCCAATCACGTTCGGTAATACCGTTCCCCTGTAGGATCTTAAGATCATCCGCACCAAGATCCTTCCAATCCGTTTTACGGGTCATTTCAGCCAGCTTATTCATATGCACCAGATTAAGCGCTCGTTTAGCACTGGCTGTCACGGCGTTTAATCCTGACACTTTCATAGTCATTGCAGCAAAGGCCTGCATACGCGCATTAAAGCGGCCTGATTTAGTGGCACTACTCACCACATCAGCATCTCCAAAGCGAGACATACCGCCTACCATCTCAGTGATACCAAGCCCAAAACGTAGGGCTTCATCACGTGTAGCACCCTGTTTCAGTTGCTTTATGTATTCAGGGAGGATGGATTTGGTATAAGACAGACCCAGCATATTAGCGACCTTCTTCATACTGGCATGGTCGCCAAAGGTCGTCAGCGTGGTACTACCTAATTTAGATGCAACCATTAAGGCACGTAGGCCACCCATAACGTTACCTAAAGTTGAATCAATCGCCCGGGTATTGGCATCCAGAGTGTTATACATGGACATGGCCCGATGAGCCTGCTTATCAATCTCACCATGTTTCATGCCATTCTGTGGATCTGCTTTCAGTTTGATCTTGGCTTCATCCAATAGCGACTCAAAGGTATGACGAGGATTGGACCCAAGGTTCTGCATCATGGCCACTTCTGTACTCATGCGGTGAGTATGGTTTTTCAGAATCTCATGAAACCCTGCTTCATCATAAGTTCCATATTTCTTCTGATATGCCAGCCATGCGTCACCATCCTTGAAATGCAAAGCACGTGATTCCTGGTGACGATTTGCCATCTTAGAACGACCGCCCACCGGTGATGCTCCTGCTTTGGCCTGTTTATTCAGTATCAGTAAGTCTTTGTTGGCGCCGTTGGTTGAGATAGTTTTATAAATCTCCTCGAGCATGGATTTAAGCTCCAGCTCATTCATCAACTCACCAGTCTCTTTGACATACTGATTACGATCTACTCCAGCCAATGCATCGTTCACCCACTCTGATTGATCTGTTAGGGCTACTTTCTTCTGATCATGTGAGGTCATAAAGCCAAAGTTATCGAGCTTCTTAATATTCCCACCAACCCGGTTGAAGGCTAAACGCATTTCCTCCAGGGCTGCACTTACTTCCTTGGCCATCGCCGTAATTTCTGGATTATCAGACTTGCCACCAAACATGACCCGGATAATGTCATCAGTCATTGCCTTGTTCACTGACATACCAAAGCGCTCTTGTGTCTTGGTAAACACATCAGCAACCAATGACATCCAGCGACTGTGCAAGGCTTGGGATTGCTTCTCTATAGACTGGATACCACTCTGATCCGAGAAGTATGCAATCTTCCGCATTAAAGCTTGGACCGGGTTTAATTTAGGATGGTTATAGATTTCGTTCTGTAGCTGGGCCTTGATGATGGCATCCCGGGCAATGTTCTGATTATTCTTAGCGATCTGGACGGCGAGATCCGTAGCAGTTTTCTGCGCAATCGCTTCAGCACGTTCAGCCGGACTTTTAAACATCCAATCAGGATCTGTTCTGGCCAGAGTATTTTGTGCCCGGATATACAGTGATGAAATACGATTACTATCAGCTGCACTTAATTTTCTTTTACCTAATGCCTTTGCAACTTGTTCTCTACATTCAGCTCTCATGCTGCTTCACTCCCAAATCTTAATGCGCAGCTTGCCAATGCTTTCACTGCCTGAATTTCATCTTTTGCTATTTCTTCTTGTTCTTTGACATAGTCCAGTAGATCCCGGGAGGACATTGTCACGATCTCCTCGTTTCCGTTCTCGTCTAAACGGGTAAATGTCACTTCCATGTCTGGATCCGCTTCCAGAATTGAAACCGCTTCACGCCCGTCAGGAGTCTCGGTAAATGAGCCGTACTCTCCCTTACTGGCTTTGGTTAAGTCTGGTGCACCATCAACCTTCGATTTACCAGGCTTCCAGAATTCTCGCTCCAGTGCCTGAGCTGCCTTATGCTGGACTGCGGTTAGTTCAGGGCGATTAGCCTTCCCGTTCCCCGGGTGAGCAAACAGATCACTTCCGTTTCGAGTAGCCTTCACAGGGCTGATCGAGCCATCTTGATTGATTTCACGCTGGAATGTTGTATTGGATGCCTTATTATGCAGCTCTTGAATAACCCGGCCATCATCCAGTGATTGCTCTCGTTTCAGGTAGTTCTGCGATCTGGTTGGAGTCCAATTATCTACTCCTGCAGCAATTGAGTCTTGCTGTATATCCTGCTCCGGTTGACGTGCATTGATATCGAGAGTATTTGTCTCAGTATCTGCCAAGATAATGTGCTGTTGTTCTGGCATCACGTACTGAAGGTCAGAATCCAAAGTATCCAATGTGCGGGTAGCACTATTACTTGGACCAGAAAGATCTACCTGAGGCTCTACATACGGCGCCCGATAGGCACCACCTTCTGAATATTGGTAATGCGCCGTAGCCTGTAAGTACTCCAGATCCTCTTTGGTCAATGGAGAGGATAGGGCTTCAAACTCTTCCTGGAGTGACTTCACGCTATACTCATCTGCACTAAGTACAAAAGGCATTGCTTCAACTTCAGCGTCGGTTTGAGATTTATAGGCAGGTGGTGCAGCGATATCGGATTCAAATTCAGGGAATTCAGATTCACTCCCCCTTATCACTATAGCCTCACCATCAGAATGACTTCCCACCCCTTCATACTGCTTGGCAACCTCATTCCAGCGCTTTTGGTACTTCGCTTTTACCTGCCCCACAGTCATGCCATTGAACTGATGGGCTGCTGTAATTCCTTCCGCTACTTGGCGAGCACTTTTCTTATCAGTTCCCTTGCTCCAACGTGTGGCCACATCAACAAAAAGTTCATTGTCTTTAGCTTTCAAAAAGACTGGTCCACCACCTTCACCGAAGAAATGTAGATAGTAAAGTTCCAAGCCATTAGGATCGCGGCCAAAGTTTTTACGGAAGATCTTGGCATTATGCTCGTAGTAATTCAGACCAGCTTTAATCTGTTCATTGCCATCAAACTTATTCTTTCCACCCATTGCAGCAAACGTACTATCAATGGTTTGGAATAAACCAGTAGCAGAGGATAGCAATTTCCCGTTCCTGTCCTTAGGCTGAATGGTTGGATCGAATGTTCCGCCGTTTTCAATATGGGATAAGACCAATGCATCAACCGGATTAATGCCACGGCTTGAAGCCTCCTGAGCAATTGCTTTCGCCCATGGCTTACTTTCCAGTACTGGATTTTTCAGTATAGACGGCGCTGCTTTCGTCTTTTCACTTGAGTCGACAGTAGGAGCCTTAGCAACCGCTTTAGGTGTACCGGTCACAGGTGCCTTTAAGCTGACCAGCTCATCATTCAGTGCACTTTCCATAGCGCTATCCAATGCATCAAAGTGCGAATTGGCTTCTTTAGGATTTGTAGGACTGAATGGGTTTACACTTTCTGCATGCTCGATATTCGCCTGGATATGAGCAGCATCATTCATAGCATCCACATTACTATGATCTTTGACTTGTTCTGGTCGTAATTTCCCTTTATTCGCCCATAGGTTTAGCAGTAGAGCCATACCTCCATTCGTTGCCATGGTAGTAGGACTTAAGGCATTTTCCTTTAACGCCTCTCCATATTGAGCAACTTTCTTATTTCCGCTGTTTTCTAAATAAGAACCTTCGACATAGTCACCGGCTGACCCTGCAGCTGTAGATAAAATCGTTGTTCCTACGGCATCTGCCACCACATTTTTAGCGACCCCATGAGTAGGAATAGCAAACCCCAGGGCATCGGTGACTCCTTTAATAGCACCACCGGTTCGGGCCGTATTTATATCTGCCCCTTTATTTAGTAAGTCTGATTTCTCTGCTTCAAAGGTCTGGTACCCGAATAGCCCAGAATTCAATGCTAAGCCAGGTACACCACCAGTACCTAGTGTAGTGACGGCGTTCCAGCCAATACGGGTAAAGTCTTTGGTTAGGCCGTAGGTAAACTCACCCACACCCCCAAGATCATCAGGTTTAAAAATCTCTAAGTTCTGTGCTCTTAAGGCAGCCGCTTTCTTATCACCACGGATCAGGGAATCTGGAGCAGTGGCCGCCTCAATAGTCCCCATAGCCACACCAGAAATAGTACCCAGTGCGCCGTCACTTAATGCCCCACGTTGGCTTTTAGGCTTGTAGCGAGGGTCATCCTGATTTAACGATAATTCGTCATCTGCTAAAAAATCCATATCTACCTCATCGAACCGTAAAAGCTAAACGTTTTTGTCTTTTCTTGTCAGTGGCATCCATGATGTATTTGGTGCCATTCTTGAAGTAATAGACGTATGGATTCTTAGGGTCTTGCTCTAAAGGCAGATCCAAAAAGAAGTCTTTGTCAGATCCACCATAGTTACGGGCATTACGAGAGTTAAAGCTCTCCAGCTGCTCACGGAAAGATTTTTCACCTACAGTATGGGGTCGCAACACTACCGATTTACTTCCGAAGAATCCCCCTGAAGTGAACTTGCCCCCTGTGACATTCTTAGCTGCTTTATTAAAAAGCTCTTCATCAATGGTCTTGTTTAGAATATTTCCCTTTGAATCGGTGACCTTTTCGGATTTCTGAACCAAATAAGCATAGTTGGCTTTGATTGAATCCAGATAGATTTGAAAGTCTGGTTTACCTGGTGAGGTAATACCGGCTAAATACGCTTCTGTATGCTTTGTTAAGCCACTTTCATCGACCTTGACCAGCCCCTTTTCAATCAGATCCTGCCCAGTAACGATCTGGCCAGCAATATCTTGCAGACCTCGGTTATTGAGCGAAGCAGATAATCGATATGCACCACTATCACCGGCAATTCCGTTAATCATGTCTCTGGATGCATTGGCATTGCCTGCGCTGGATTTATAAAGACTCGTAAGCAGACTTAATTTGTCACCTGGTTTGGCTTTTTCCCAGAACTGCTTTAATTCAGATTGTTGCTGTGTCGAGAATGGATTTAAGGATCCTACCGTGCCATTCAATACGTTATTTGCGTGAATAGATTTAATATTCTTAGACAAAGCTGCAATGGCTTCAGGGTTACCACTTAAAATTGCATTAGTAGGTACTACCGTTAGATCCTGACCTGTCTTAATCGAGTAGGCCAAAGTGGAGTTATTTTTCTCATAATTGAGCATGTTCTCATGAGTCTTCGACAGAAGATTCAATTTCCAACTAACGTCTTTTGGATTGTCCTGCGCCGTATTTTGAGCTTCTGAACGCTTTTTACTGAGGTAAGCTTCACGCTCATCCGCTCCCAGTCTCATGAACTGCTGTACTTCAACCAACGCTCCACTATATTGAACAAACTCAGATTCTTTTTCAGTTCCTTTAACACGTGCCAAACGAGACTTGATTACCGCCTCACTTGGGATTAACCCAGTTTCAATATCTGCCTTCATCTCATTAACAGCATCTTTGGCATCATCTTCTAACTGTTTTTGCTGCAGTGCAGCCGCACGGTTATTCTGGTCAATCTGGGTTAATGCTCGACCACTCCAGTAGACAGCCTGTTCTTGAGTCAAATTAGGATGTTTTGCTATTACAGCTTCTGGAGTTGAGAGTTCAGTCAGCTTTTCATTGTCAGACTTATTCGCCTGGTAGAAAGTCGTTACATCATTGCCGGCACGGTTATTTTTGTATTCATTAAAAGTATCCTGAACATGAGCCAGCGGTAAACCTTTGGACTGTGCATACAAAGCCAATCCATTCCAGACCTCTTTTTCAGAAGCATTGGGATTCTTAAGGTAGTTTTCTCGCATGTCCTTGAGCTGGACAATTGCCTGTTGTTGTTCTGATTTCTGCGCGATCGGCAAATACTTGGATGCGCTCTGGTAAGAATGCTGTTCAAAGTAATTATTAAAGCTTTGCTCGAATTGTTTTGGAACAACTGTCTTGTACTGGTCCTTTATTGATTCCAGACTTTCCTGTCTTTGCTTTACTGCATTATCGTAGGTCAGTTCTCCACTCTGCATTTTAAGCAGCAAATCGTTATCAACAACGCTGATATCAGCACCAATCTTGGATGACTGTAATGCAAAATCAGCCTTTTCTGTTTTGTCCTTTTCCTCTTTACGCGCCTCAAGCACACCATCAATAGCTTTACCAATACTTCCGAGTCCGGTTATTGGTGTGTGCTGCTGCAATGTTGGCCGTGATACTGCTCGGCCTTGTGAACGTGGAATTAATGCCATTTTCTTTCTCGAAGTAATTTACTCAATACTTCAAAATTAAATGGTTATGTGTCCTCAAAAAATGGGTGTGTTCAGGCAAAAGAAAGGGAGCTTAAATAGCTCCCAAAATTAAATTAATTTGTATTTACTCATTAGCCGAATGCCAGCTCTCTTTCCAACATATAAAGACTGCAAAACGGATTTAATAAACTGAATTTTTTTAGTAATTTTCAGCAGCTCAAAATCAAGAGCATTTCGATTTACAAGCCGTCTAAACTCATTATCAGGGTCAAGATAATGCGCCGTTATGATTAATGCATTCGGGCTGACGTTTAGCTCCTCGAGGATCGAAAATAGGTTGTTGTGATAGAAAGCCTTATTGTTCTTAACTGTTAAATAGGTAAGACGATGAAGAAGCTCCTCCAGGTGAGAAACAACCTTTAGCAAATGCTCTTTGTAATTACTCTTAAACAATTGCCCTGGCTCTTTCCCATTAATTTCTCTTTGGAACTCATCAATCAGGTATTCAATCCCATTACATAACTGGATTGATCTTTCCATATCATCACAGTCTAAAGGCTTATAAGCCCGGGTTTTTGGTTTGTTCATAACCTATAAGCTCCAGTGGTTATTTCTTGGAATATCTTTATCGTCTTTGTCTGTAAGCATTTTCCAGAGTTCTATGAAGGCCGCACCTGCTTCCAAGTTCGGGTGGCCTCCTTTGGTCCACTCAGACACAGTGCTTGCACCTGAAATCGGGAGTAAGTAAGCGATTCTTTCATGCGTTAAGTCATGATGCTCACATAGCTCTCTGACCATAGCGGCATAGTCTGGTGCCTGATAGTAGATAGGTGCTTTTAGATAGATAAGCCGCTTAGGGACTTCAAAATTATTAAGCTCAATATAAATCCCCATAGCCCTCCCCTCTAATAAGTTTCAAATTATTAGGAGGCAATCCAAGTCCCCAAAAAATGGGTATATTTCAACAAAACGCGCGCGCGCGCGAGGGAGACCGTAAAACACTATATTTTTAGTCTTTTACTCCACCTGGTGATCAATGCCCCCCTTCAATCATCTTTAAGACTACGGCGTATTTAAATGGATTAAATAAGACTTTCTAAAAATACCCCTAAAACGTTCTTATTCGCCGTATTAGCCCCTTTAATATTTTCATGTACCTTTGTTTGTTTTTCTTACTAAAGTTGCTCAGTGATGAAATAGGTGTGAAATTCCCCTATGGATTTACCCATCTTTAGATATTCCTCATTAAAAAAGAGAGGAATCGTCAAAATAGCAGTTTCGAAATACTCTAATGAACACTTGAAAGGTTGAACTTTTCTTCTCAGAGAAACTGACAGATTCTTTGGTAGATTCATTGATAGGTTCTGCATCCCAAAAACGGGTACATTCAAAATCCCAAAAACGGGATCGTTCAAAATCCCAATATTGGGAATATTACCGTTTTCGGAATGATCCCAATATTGGGTAGATTTCAATTTCCAAAGATTATTAGAGATTGAAATAGATTAGTGAGTAGCTTTAGTTCTCGATCGACTCTTTTTATTTATATAAATCTTGTCTGCATTCTGGCATGCCAATTCAAACTCTTTCATATTCTGAGCCTTTTTAGCAGTAAACCGTACATAGTGAAGATTTTGAGGGAAATACATTTGATTTAGCTTCTTATGGTTTGGATCCCTACTATTTAATTTTGATCTGGTCTTGGCCTGTAACTTTCCAATTTGGTGCCGGGTACCATGGAAATTACCATGTGCACTTAATCGATATGTAGCTTCTTTTAATCGATCTGCCTTACCTGTAGAGATTAAATCAATCTTCTTATCTAACTCCCTTTCAGCCGACTGCATAAAATCTTTTGATAGATACCAGGTGAAACGGATTTTCTTCTGAGAATAACGCTGGAAAAACTCTAGGTGCTTTTTACGAACTCCGCGTAATAACCGAGTCAGCTCTTTTAATCGGTCGTTATAACTGGTATTAGCATCAAACTTAATCCCAAACTGATTTAATAAAAACTGACTTACAGAGGTTTGATTCCAGCGAGTATGTTTATTTTCAAGAAAGGCAAAACCAAAATTTTTATTAATACCTGCAAGACGTTTTAATTCAAAATTATCGAACGGTTTAAAAATCCGGTAAATTGAATTTTTATTACTATCAATTGTCTTTGTTCGGATCGTCTTGGTATTAAATATCACTCCAAATTGTTCCGGGTGATAATAAGTCTTAGCAAATTGAGGCTTAAGTTCGCTGAACTCTATGTATTGCCCCAGTACATAATCTCCATAGCGTAGTAGCTTTTCTTTTTTAACAGTCAAAATACTGTTGAGCTTTTGCTTTTGCACCATGCTGGAATTTTTAGCGAGTATTTCTTTTAGCGTCAGCTTACCTCTCCGTGCCTCTCTATAGCCTGTGGTAAACAACCAAAATTGAAATACATCATTCTTGGCTGGATCATAGTTGATGACCAAACTCCACACCGGTTCCCCATAGTCTGATTTTCGCTTGCGTAAAGATTCATCCAGATCGAGACCATACTCCAGGATCAACTTTGGGATAACAGTATGAAACTTTGAAAAGCTCACAGAATCAGAGAACCAAAACTTAGCACTGCCGTTAGAAACGCACTGCATTAGGCTTAAAAGGCAATCTGTTTTTGTTGTGGTGTAGTAGATCATTATCCAATCAAAACTGTGTTTTTATGCGGAAAGCATAAAAGTTTATCTTTGATTCAAAAAGCATAAAAGACGCCATATTCATGAAATAGGCGTTTTTTAAAGCACAGATGGTTTTTCTATAAATAAGAGTTCCAGCACATGCTTATATTAAAGATCCAGCGAAGGCACTACACTAGCGTAAATTGAACAATATCTTGATCTGTTAGATCTAGCATGACTAATAAAATGTTTTCCTCTATCTACATAGGAAAATGAACTAACTAAGATTATTGAATTTGAATGGGGGGGCAAAGGGAAGCTATGGATCTGGAAAAAAGATTAGAGATGTATCGATCAGATTATTTTTTTCATATCGATTTTAAAGAAAAAATTTATACAAGAATGGCTCTGTTTTCAGTATTTATCACTGCTTGTATTACTGCAAATTTCAGTATGCAAGAAGAATTGATGAAGCTCGGATGTATGCAATTAAGTATTGTTATCATTCTCTGGGTGGCCGCTGCACTAGTACTAGCTTTTGTAATATATGCTTTGTTTTGTATTACTAATCTAAAATCTGACGAGCTTGTAAACTCAAACTCAGAAATGGAAAATTATAGAAATACTTTAAGGCAACATTATATTAGCCATTTTCCAGATGCCACCGAACAGGCAGTTAATACATATATTGATGATCAATTTTTAATTTATCTCACATCGCAATATTCAAGCTGCTCAGCAATCTTTTATGAAAATAATGTATATAGACAGAAATGGTTAGCCAGATTAGCTGTTTCTTCTTACTTACTATTGATACTAACTTTTATTGTTAGTATGTTTTTTCTATACCAAAAAATCGAGGGAGACATAATGTCGCAAAGCCAAACTATTCCACCGCCACCACCGCCACCACCAACAAGAGTGATTAAGGGTGACAAGCTAATTCCAACAAAACCCTCCTATCCAACACCGCCAGAAATCAAGAAATAAATAAAGCCCTCTTATGAGGGCTTTATTTCTATTGAAGAGTTAATTTTTTCCTAACTCCTTCTATAAGATTTAATTTGAAAGGATAATATTTGGAATAAAAATCAAAAGAAGCCGTAAAACTATTTATATCTTTTTCTGCTATCAAACTTATTCCATATATAAAATTTGACGTATCGAGATTTAAAGAATCGAATTCACGATACGTGATCTGATATTTTTCCTTTTTTCACTTGTCGGTATATTTGTCGGTATATTTAATTTTTTATATTTTTATAATTATTATTTTCAATAACTTACACCCATATTCAGACTTCCTCTCTCACCGCCAAGATTCGTTATCATATAGCCAAATGATGTCTTAGAAGGCTTAAATCTAAAGGATTTGAGCCTTTTTTGTTGCCTAAATTATGAGGTGATGCATTAAAAATAAAAGAATAACAATACAAGTTACATAAATGATGCCGGATGGCTGTTGAATGACACTGAGGAATATTCGAGCATGATTTTATCTTGGTAAAAAATGATGGATCGCTATGAAAGATGATGAAAAGCCCCTAAATTTTGATGATGATAATGAGCCTCTAGATTTCGAAGATGAAGAGTTCACTGACGATAAAAAAGAGGACGAAATGTACAATCCGATCACCAAAGATGGATCAAGTGTAGATCCTGCAGATGATGGCACACGTCATCTTCGTCCTGAAGATGGTGATCCGCTAGAAGTCGAGCCTTAA